CTTTACCACAAAAGTATGGTAATGTAGCAAAAGCATTTATTGTTCAAGATGAACAATTAGAACAAGAAGGACAATTAGAAATAATTGACGGAAAGGTTCAAAGAGTAAATGCAGTTGATGTTATTCCTAATCCATTAGCATTAAATATGTATATGTTAGGATATGACGCTGGTAAAAAATTAGTTCAGTTGAATCAAGCAGTAAAAGAAAATATTAGAATATATCTTTCACAATACAGAGTGTTGACAGATGCTATTAATCTTAAAGACGGATACATTATTAATATCGGTGTAAGATTTAGTATTGTTGTTCGTAGAGGATTCAACAAAAATGAAGTATTGTTTAGAGCAATACAGGCAGTTAAGAAACACTTTGATATTAAGAAGTGGCAAATAAATCAACCGATTGTGTTGAGTGATATTGCTTATGTTATATCATTAGTTGATGGAGTGATTTCGGTTGTTCCACCACAAGACAATAATCCTAATAAGAATATTGTAGTGATTGAAAACAAACATAAAGTTGCAGACGGATATAGTGGAAATGTATATGATTTAGATTCAGCTACAAGAGACGGAGTGGTATACACATCATTAGACCCAAGTATATTTGAACTTAAATTCCCTAATGTAGACATTGAGGGTAGAGTAGTAGGAGATAGATAATGCATTATTTTGAATTTGGAAAAAGAGACGCGACAATTTATTCAAGTACGGTAACATCATCAATCAATACAGGATTTGATGAAATATTAGAAATAAATAAAGTGGTTGCAGAAAATGGTACCGTTCAAAACATATCAAGAATATTAATTGACTTTGACTATTCTAAAATATCACAATCAATACAAGACGGAGAGATACCTTCAACAGCAAAATTTTATTTAAATTTATATGACGCAACTTCAGAAGAAGTAGAAGCAGAACAAAGTGTATTTGTTCATATGGTTAGTGGTAGTGCTTGGAAACAAGGAACAGGAAAACTTGACCACGACCCAGTAACACAAGACGGAGTGAGTTATCAATATAGAGACCACGAAGCATTAACACCTTGGGTAACAGGTTCAGTATTGACTGACGGAGGAACTTGGTGGAGAACTCAATCGGGTCAATATAAAGTTAGTTCATCTTATGCTTTGACATTTGACAGAAAAGATATTAGAGCAGATGTAACTGACTTGGTTAAGAATCATATTTACTCAAGTTCAGTTTACCCGAATAGGGGCTTTATTCTAAAAAGAGAATCAATACTTCCAACAGATAATACATTTGCATTTAACTCAGGAAGTGATACTACAAAAGACGAAGCGAGTTCAGCAAGATTAGGAAACCTAAGATACTTCTCAAGAGAAACACATACAATCTATCCACCTAAATTGGAAGTTATGTGGGACGATAGTTCTTGGTCAACAGGAAGTTTATCACCACTAACATCAACAGACATAGAAAGATTAAAAGTTTATTTTAAAAATTTAAGAACAGAATATGTAGAGGGTTCAAAAGTTAAATTTAGATTAGTTGGTAGAGAATTATATCCAACTACTGCTTTTGCAACAACACCTGCAGAACTATCAGTAAAGACTTTACCGAGTGGTTCTATATTCTATCAAGTAAAAGATGCGGATACTGAAGAAGTAATTATCCCATTTGGTAGTGGTTCAAAAATTAGTTGTGATTCCACAGGTAATTATTTCAACCTATGGATGAACGGATTACAAGCAGAGAGAAATTATAGATTTATTGTTAAGGTAGTAAGTGGTAGTGGAACTACTGACGAACAAATACACTTCTTTGACAATGATAATGAATTTAGAGTAGTGAGATAAACAATGCCATATTTACCAAGTTCGGCAAGAAGTAAATCAGATTACTATCAAAAGATATTAGACGCCGATAAAATAGAACAACAAAAATTAATTCGTGATTTAAGAAATCGCCAATCTCAATCAGGTTCTATTGATGCTAATAAACCATTAAGAGATGAAAATGGATTTCTAACATCAGTAGAATTGCCAGACCAAACATTAGCAGACACCGATACCACTCAAAGAGTTCGTTTAGAAAACAAACAACCTTTTTTTAATTCCAAATTTAGTGAAAGATTAAATGAGGACTTTACATTTTTTAAAGTAGGTGGTAAGACTAATGAAGAATTAGATTTAGAAGATGAGAAAGAAGAATTAAAAATAGAAATAAAAAAAGAAGATATAAAAGTTGGTAAAGTAGAAATACCTTTTAGACGAGAAATTATAGAATTTGTTAATCGTTACAATAATGAAAATAATCCAATAACAATTTCAACCAATAAGTTAAATGCGAAATTAGTAACCATATTACAAAAAAGACTAAATGCACAAAGAGTAAATTCCTTTAATGTAACAATTGGTTCCTTTCAAGGTTTAATGAGATTGAGGATGTTAATAATGGGTCTTAACTACACAGCAGTTTATCAAGAATATATTGCAACATCACCTGAATTAAATAGTATATGGGAAGGTGTAGCAGGAAGTTCTGCAGAACAATCTACTGACAAAAACTATCAAGATGATATGGAAGAGTTAGAAGGTAAAGGGTTGATATAATGGCATTAGAATATGGATTCACACAGAAAGAAAGAGAAACTTACTTTTTACCTGAAAAGGTATATAGTAGTTTCGGTCGTGATAACACAGATGACTTTGTAAGTTTGTGTGTCTACTCAATGAGTGATGAATTACTTGATGAGATAAGTATTGACATTAGTGATATAGACTATGATGAGAGTGAAAACTTTATTGACTTAGATGTTCCTAAACATTTGAGAGATAATGGATTTACTGAAGGAACATACAAAGTTGTATATAAGTTTCTAAGACGATTAGCAGGTGTAGAAGATTTTGTTTTTGTTGATGGAAAAGGAATAATCTATGAAGGTAAAGTTCAAACAAAAGTTATGAATGGTGTAGAAAGATTTTTTATGGGAACACCTAATCCAAATATTGATGAACAAGATAAACCAGAGGCAGTAGAATTATTTAGAAAAGAATTAAAATATATTGTAGATGATATATCACCAGATAGAAAAGAAGCTATTGTAGAACTTGATGACTCAATAAGAAATCAAGAATATCTTGAAGACTTTCAAACTATGACTGAGATGATACAATACAAACCACTAAGATTAAATAATGCAGGTAGAATTAAGTTTGACCAAAAAGACCCATATGTATTGGAGTTTGATATCAATGATTTAGATAGAGGGTTTACACAGAATATGGTAGGTGGACAAATCGTTATACCAAAATTATATCAATTGGAAAATGAAGAAACTACAAATGAAGATGTTATTGTAGATGAAATTGTAGAGGTAGATTTCTTTGAACCGATAGAACAAGATTTAGATGAATCATATTCACCTGAACCAGAAGACGAAGAAGACGAAAAGGAAAAAGTAGTTTATACAAGTAATGTAGGGGCAGGACTTAGAAGTTAATGGCAATATCAGATAGAGCAAAAAAACTACAAGCGAAATTGGAATCAACTAATGCCAATTACACTCCAGGAAGAAAAAAGACTGGAGCAAATCGTAATGCTTATATAGATTGGCAAGCGCCTTCAGGTGTTGGTAGTCGTGGAGCAGGATTAGATGAAGCCGAGGGTAGAGGAGATGGATTTAGATTTCAAGAATTGCCAGTTGGTGGTAGATTAGATGACGGAACAGGTAATGCAGGAATCTATGGTGGACAAACAACAAAACCTTTCTATAAAAAGATTAAAACAGATATAGTTAATAAAACTAAACTGATTAAAAAAGAAAAAATTGTAAAGAGGTCAGTTGTAAAAAGAACAATTGAACCAAGAGATTATGTAGCAACCATTACAGAGGTATTAGATTCTAATAGAATTAGAGTTAACTTATCTTACAATGACGGAGTAAATAAAGTCAAACATAAAGGTGCTGACCAAAGTGCAGAGAAGTTTAAATTTTGGAAAGTAAATTATGACAAGAGTAATGTAAAAAGATATAAGACCTATATGGTAAAGGATAATAACTACTACCTATTGGTCAATGACGGATTAGGTGCGGACGGAGAGTCAAGACGATTTAGATTCAAACAACCACTAAGAAATAATGTCAATACATTAGATAAGGTATACTTTGTAGAAAAAAGATTGCCAGACTATCAAGATGTTGTAAACCTTGTTCCTTTCACAGAAACACCAGATGAGGGAATATTTTTAAGAATACCAAATTTAAATTCAGTAGATAATCCAATTAACTTTGAGGGAACTAACTTTAAGTCTCACGACGATTTGTTGGGTAGTAATAATAGTATTAATTTTGAATTAGAAGAAAAACTTATATCGGGTAGTTTACTAAATGTTCAACCGAATATAGATTATCAAAAAACAACAACAGACTTAAATCTTGAACCAGATGATTTAGGGTTTGGAAACTTTGTTCACTTCTCATCAGCAGAAAGAAGACTAAATAACTTTAAGAAAAAGTTAGAATTGATAGAGGGTCATAATGCAAATAGTGCTTCTTTATTATCAGTTAGTAGTTCTAATGATAGGGTGTTAAGTATTGAAAGAAAACGACAAAGAGTAATTAATTCTTTCGACCCATATGAACATTACTTATATTTTGAAAGTTCATCTTACGCAAGTTCTTCGTTAGGACAATTCCACGATACATCTTGGCCTAAGACAACATCATCAAAACCATATACATTGTCATCAGTAGCTAACGCTTCATCTTGGTATAATAATATAGTAGCAAGCGCTTCTGCTTATGACCAAAGAAATATGAACTCACTAAGAAACTCTTTACCAGAACACGTCAATCAAGATAGTTCTAATAATGTATTCTTAGAATTTATGGATATGGTTGGACAACAATTTGATGAGATATGGACTTATACAAAATCTATTACTGATGTAAACAAACGAGTAGAAAAGTTATCTGAAGGTATTTCAAAAGATGTAGCAAAGCATTACGCAAAAGCACTTGGTTTAGATTTATATAGTGGTAATGATTTATTAAATTTACCTGAATATTTGTTGGGTAAGAATCCAGATGGAACAACTAAGTATGAATCACCACAAGAACAATTAACAGAAGAAATATGGAAAAGAATTCTTGCAAACTTACCTTTCTTTATCAAATCAAAGGGAACAGAACGAGCAATAAAAGGATTGTTAAGTTGTTATGGTATTCCAAGTTCAATATTGAGAGTAAGAGAATATGGTGGGCCTGAAAATGGTAAACGAGTTAGTTATGAAATTAAGAGAAAATTTACAAGAGCATTAGATTTTAAATCAGGACAATATATTAAATCAGTTTGGAAAGCTGCAGCAGATGGACTAACACCAGACACAATAGAAGTTAGATTTAGAACACCTAAATCACAAGACCAAGTAATTTTTCAAAAGGATAATGATTTTGCTATCGCACTAAAAGATAACGGAGAAACAGATAATTTAGGATATCTAACATTTAAGTTAAGTAGTTCATTACATTCACCTACAATATCTTCATCACTATTACCATTTTACAATGATGAAATGTGGTCAGTTATGTTGACAAGAAAAGATACAAGTGGTAATGAACTTACACACGATAAAATATTAAGTCAAAGTGTTTATGAAATAACAACAAAACAATATGATTCAGGAAGAAAAAAGATTTTATATCAAAGTAGTCAAAGTCTACAATCACATACGGCAAGTTTAGCAAGTGATATAAATAATATAACAGGTAGTAAACTGAATGCTTCATTTACAGGAAGTGGACACGTTTATCTTGGTGGACTAAATACTGGCTTTGGTGCAAGATTTACAGGTTCATTAATGGAATATAGAGTTTGGAGTGAACCATTAAGTGCAAGTGTATTTGATAATCATACAAGAACACCAAAAGCATACAACGGAAATAGTTATTCATCTTCTTATGATGAACTATTAGTTCGTTATGAATTAAATGATAACTTAAACTTATCAACATTTACAATGGTATCAAGTTCAGCACACGATACTACATACGAAAAGAATTCAGTTGCAGTAAATGGATTTACAGGAAACTTTTATAGAACATTAGTAGACCAAGAACAATTGAGAGTTCCAAATGTAGGCCCTTCTCGTAGAAACGCAACAAAGATTAGAATAGAAGATAACGGACTAAAAGCTGGAACAGCATTATCACCAGAGGTTCGTAATGAACAATCATCACAAGACTTTGCACCAATCGATAGTAATCGTTTAGGTGTTTACTTCTCACCAGTAGATGTAGTTAATGAAGATATTGTTTATAGTATTGCAGATTTGAATTTTGATGACTTTATTGGAGACCCAAGAGATGAGTTTGAATATAGTTATCGTAGATTAAAAGAAGTTCAAACAGAATACTTTAAAAGATACAACAACACAAATAACTTTTTTGATTACCTAAGAATATTAGGATTTTATGATTCAAGTGTGTTTACACAAACAAGACAACTATTACCTGCTCGTGCGAATGCTACATTAGGTGTATTGATAGAACCAAACATTTTAGAAAGAAGAAAAGAAGTCATTGGTAAGAAACCAAATTTTACAAATCGTTTTTATGAAAACGCTGGTGATTTTGATAATGGTGTATTGATAACAAGAGTGATAAGTGGTAGTGATGATACTAATTTCTTTACAAAGGATAGTAGTTATGATACCTATGAGGGAAGTTCCAACTTAGCATACTTTACAGGTTCTTCAATTGGGTTTTTAGCACAACCTTCTTTAACAAAAGTATTTGGAACTACTGACGCACAATTTGGTTTTGGTTCAACATATTTAAATGCAGAAATGGATATAGCAACAGAAGCATTTACAGAACCAAGAGTTCCCGTAATATCAGGTTCAAGACCATCAGAGAAAAATGAAGAAGAAGAATTCTTCTTTTCAAGTGCAACTAATGCTTCATTAGCAGCTCGTTCACCAAGTCCTAAGTTCTATGCAAATAGTTCATCATTTAAGAAAAGTGAATTTGAGAGTGTAGCAGATTCAAATAATTTATTTAGGTCTTTCTATAAAGGAACACAAGCTACAAGAGATAACTCAGTAGACGGGAAAGACCCAATAGAAGTAATATTCACAGCACCAACTACCTTAGTAACACAAGAAGGTGATGATGCTAAATTGAGAGTAAAATAAACAATGGAAAATTTAACTTTCTTATATTTATTAATGATTAAGAATAGTTATATAATTTCCACAGGAGCAAAATAAATGGGATTTTTAGACAATACAAGTATAACAGTAGACGCTATTTTGACAAAAAAAGGTCGTGAACTTTTGGCAAGAGGGCAGAACGAATTTAAAATTACTAAATTTGCATTAGCAGA